TTCCCATCACATATTTCAATTTTCATATTATGAGTTACGACCATTAATTCATAATATTAACAATGTAATACTATTGGTACGCATAGATTTAACTAATGCCACTACACTAACCAGGAGCAATATATGTATATTATATATATTGCGGACGATTTAGAGTATATTAAGTTATTCGACAGATTTTAATGTCGTGTCAAACTTCATTAGTTATCTGATATCTTTACGTTACTATTACTTTATAATTTTTTATACGATATATTCTATTTCATCTGTGCTCTTTAGTTAGAGGTGAGCCTAACTAATTGTTCTAGTGATAAGAGAACATATCTTTATCGCTAATATACTTTCATGTTGTATATTAGTTTTCTATCAACTATACATGATAGTTTGTGGGGCTTTTCTATAATAAAGCCTCCAGGTTAGATACTACTGTAATTGTATCTAAATTTTAAAAATCTCAGCAATTATGAATTACAATAAACGAACAAAAAGAGAGTCATGTACTGATTCTAACCAAAGTTTAAATTCAAACTTTTCATTAACTTCCCCACTGTTATCCATTGGAGCGGATAAGCATCTACATAAGTCAGATGCTAAACTGAGTAAGACTAATCTTCGTGTTTTGAACGATCTTAGACAACAATTTTATGAAAGTCAACGTAGATTGTTTCTTGAGAAACTTTTAGAACGACAGAGGCCAACTCCAGCTGATCACCAATTTGCACGAAGACGTAGACGCGGACAGAAACATTTAGCGCAAGTTAAAAAGTTACTGTCAGGGCCAATTGAGTTTGTGTCCAATGTGATGATGGCACGGATATTGCAAGTACCATGGCTTGCAGATCATGAGTTTGATATACGTTCATTTAGAGAGACTAAAGGTTTTGTAACAGATTTAAAGGATGTTACAAATTTTAAATTGGACTTAAAAGCACATGAACTGTTGCCAGGTACATTAATTTTACCTAATGGTAAATTGTTCACGTTTTTATCTTACTTTATTGATATACCTATGATTAGGTGGTTATATCGTAAGCATTTGCAAGTTATGTTACGAGAGCAAAAGAAGATAAAGAGTGAAACTCGAACAGATATCCATTATTTATATATGGATTATCAGAATCGCATTATCGATACTTATGATTTTGTTAAGGAAATGAAAACATTAAAAGATTATGATGATGATGTTATTCGTACAAAACGATTCTTGGCTGCAGCAAAGAAGAGCAATTTGCGCAGAAGAGTTAAGGAAGTTGAATCATTGTACGAAGAGCCAGAAGCACAGGCTGGTGATTCTGAGGAGCCTTTATCAGAGCAGCCCTCACATGAGACTGAAAAACATAGTGAGCATGCGGATGTTAACTATGTTGATCAATTTCAACAACTTTTACGAATGCTCTGTACCAAGGAAGCTATTTTAGCATTTCTAGGTACAGCAGTAGCTACATATTATTTTAGGGGGTCTATTAGACGTACATTTCAAAAATTACTTAATAGATGTCCTGAAAATCCATTTGATGTATTGATAAATGCTGTAAAGGTTAGAGGTGTACAGTGTACTACAGAGATCATGGATGCTGTATGGAAATTGTGTGATGCTTTTGTTGTTTTGATTGGAATTAAGAAATTTGGCATCGAAATGTCACCTGATAAGATGGGAAAAGCTTTTCGTCGTAGGTACGAAAATGTTGTCTCATGGACTAGTGATAACACACGGATGTTATATAGTTGGCCAGCATTAATTACTGGTATAATACAATCTGTTTTGGAATTTTTCCGAACAGGATGGCAATTATGCTTTGGTAATGGATGCCATACTCCTGATGCATATGAGAAGTTTTTACATGATGTATCAGATTTACAAGTTAAATTTAATTCTAGGGATATTGCTTCGAAACATGGTGTGACGTCGAGTGAGTTCTTAGAAATGCTGGCGGCAACAAAGAAACAAGGTGATTCTATGCTACGGTATAACTCGAGAAATGCACCTTTTATGCGCTATTATGCTATGTTGGAGCATTTAGTACAAGAATCAGAGCGTGAGTTACTGGTAACTGGAAGGCGAATAATGCCATATGGCGTGTTTATCAATGGTTTACCTGGTTGTGGTAAAACAACCATTATGACTGAACTATTTGGTATTATAGCGTTTTGTTTTGGTGTTAAATTTGATAAAAATCATATTTATATTCGTAAGGCTGAAAAGTATTGGTCAGGTTTACGATCATATCATAAATATATTTTTATTGATGATTTTAATGCTACATTTGTGGATAAGGATGATCCTGAATCATCAACTTTAGCTGATGTTCTGCATGTTCAGAATAGCACTATTGTGTGCTCAAATCAAGCTACCGAAAGTGATAAGGGTCGTATCCCATGGTTCAATATTGCTCTTGGTTTAACAGGCAATAATAAATACAATGGGTTGCATCGAATGTATCAAACAATCGGTGGTTTTACGCGACGAGTTCACTTACATATTCAAATGAAAGTAAAGCCCGATTTTGATAATGGCAAGGGAGGCATCGATGTTAATAAGGTTAAGGATGGTTGTGAGCCAGCATATTTCGAGATATGTGAGATTAGTGAGAATAATCCTAATGACTGGCAGTGTAAACAAACTCTTAATTTGACTGAATTGCATAAATATGTTCGCCAACATTGTTCTGCACATGTACGAGTTGCGAGAGCGGAATATGAGCGTATGGATGGCTTAACAATGTGTGAACAGTGTGGTCTACCCGTAAAATCATGTGACTGTTGTTTTACATCTGAAGATGATAGTGATGAACATCCTAAAGATTTCATTGGTGATCATCCAGAAGCCCAGGCAGGAGTGATGCTTGGTATTTTTTATGCTACCATTTTTATGTTTTGTGGTTATTCTATGTCAGTTGGTGCATCTTTCATGAGGTTAATTGGTCTGTTTTCAGAATATCAATTCTATATATTTATTATGAGAATATATGTGTTTTTCCAAACATTATATTGGCATTTTAAACCTAATTTCGATATAGCTGTGGCTATTTTGCGACTTAAGGCTAGTATTATAGAGCGCCAGTTAAAGCGAAAAGCTAGTTATTACAAACCAAAGTGGATTGATGAACATGGTAAGGACGTTTTAATAGCTTTAAGTTTCTTAACTTTAGGTGCTTCATTATTTCACCAATGGCATTTTCGACAAAATCCACCTGATTGGGTATATAATATGCCTAATCCACCTCAATGGGTGAAAGATAAGAAGAAAGAGCGTGATGAGGAGTTAGCCCAGGCACAAGTTGGTTCAAGTGATTATTGGGAAGGTAAAGCCTCAATAATACGTACTAAGCAAAGTGCAAGTTGGGCTAAAACAGATAATTTACGCAATCGTGTTTTAGAGAATTTATACAGGGTATGTTTTACAGGACAAAGAAAAGATATTCATGTATTGTTCCTAAAAGGCAATCTTTTTATCACTGCCTATGAATTTCAAAATCATCTTGACAATGAGAAAGGTAAGGTGATATTACAGAACCCTCGGCATGATGGCTGCAAAATTCAAAATATCTATGAATATTCTCCACAAGAATTCCAGTTAGTTTGTAAATTGCGAAACGTTCTAGGTGTTTATACAATTCCTATTCGACCTCATAAATCTCTTGTTGAATTCTTTCCGTTGGAACGAGTAAAAGGAATGATGCATTCAGAAGTTATTTGTGTGCATACTAATCGACCTAGAGATATGTTACGGAAGCGTGTTACAACATACCCAAGACAACCTCCTTTAATTGATGGATCAGGTGTAGAGGGTACAGATTTTCCATTAATGACAACTTATTCTATGCCTGGTGCTTGTGGTACTCCTTATTTCTCCTGTGAGAGTGGAGTCATTTTTGGTATTCACTATGCTGGTTTCAAGCAATTAGGACAAGGTATTGCAGCTTCTCTCACCCAAGAGGATTTAAGTATGCTTCCTAAGGTTTTTGTGCCGGCTACTACTAAAGTGAATCCTCGAACAATATCTCCATTATCACCAAAATCATTTGCAAATTTTATTGATGGACAAGGACATGTGGAAGGAACTATATGTCCTAAAAGATCATATCCTCGTACTAGAGTGCATCCCACCGCCATTAAAGATGAAATGGAGGATCTTTTTGGTGTTAAGTATGATGCGCCCATTTTTACTAGAAATCCAGATGATCCATTTTCTGACCCAGTTCATATGAATGTAACAGCTCTTACAAAACCCAAATCTTTTGATACAACTTATTTAAAGAGAGCTATTAATTCATATAAACAAAAAGCTTTTGCTGGTATTCTTAAACAACAATTGCAACCTTTAACTATTGATGAAGCGATTAATGGTATCCCTGGTCATCCATGGATCCATTCTATGAAGATGGATTCATCAACTGGCTATCCTTTGTTTATTAAGAAAAGCGAGTATTTAATACAGCAAGGTGATAGGTGGGTTCCAAATGACGAATTGCGTTCACAAGTAGAGCAGCTTATTGATATGTACGAGAATTATATGCTTGAGGGGCCTATATATAAGATGACACTTAAGGATGAAGCTCGTGAAGCAACTAAGATTAGGTTGCGTAAGCTTCGTGCTTTTACAGGTCAGCCATTAGTTGCTGCTATTGTGACGCGGATGTATTTCTTACCATTAATGGATTTCTTATATGGGCCTGGGTATACCCGTTTTAAGAAGTCTGAATGTGCTAAGGGTGTTAACCCTTTTAGCGAAATGTGGCGGCATTTCTACCATTATTTAACATATCAAGGTAGAGATCGTTTATTTTTCGGTGATTATAAATCATTTGATAAGAATATTGATCCACGATTGTTAATGGGAGCATTTTCAGTTTTTGAAGATATTGCAGAGCAATCAGGTTACACTCCATGTCAATTGAGGGTTTTACATGCCATTGCTATAGATACGTGCTATGCATGTTATCTAGTTAATGGTGATATAGTTATTATTTTTGGAGGCCTTGTTTCTGGGCATGGTATTACTACTGAGCTTAATTGCATATGTAATTCAACTCTTGGTAGAATGGCATTTTATCGAGCTGGGTATTCAGATTTTAATAATAATGTACGAATGATTGTTTATGGTGATGATAGTATTATGTGCATTAGACGTGGATGCAATTTTACAATGATGGATCTTGCATTACATCTTAAGGCCTTTAATCAAGAATATACTTCTGCAGATAAAAGTGCTGTTGACGTTGCCTATCAAACTATAGATGAGGGCGAATTTCTAGGTCGTTCATTTGTTGAAACTGATGAAGGCGTAGTTCTTTGCCCTCTTAATCTTAAGTCAATTGGCAAGAGATTAATGTGGACTGATTCGGAGATGGACCCCGATGAGCACTTATGGGTTGTGCTTGAATCGGCTATTGCTGAGCTTTCTTTGCATGATCAAGCAGTGTGGGATAAATTTTATCCAGTACTTTTTGACAAGTACATTCATTACTGTGAAATTATGCAGGAGAAGCCCAGGCATTGGTCTAAACAAATGTGGCAGTCAGTAGTTATGGGTCGCGCTACAAAAGATGTGATCTTAGATTACGAAGCAGTTGCTCAAGTAGGAGATACTGAGGATGTAAGTTACGCTCAAACAGTATTAGAGTATATCATTTGTGTTAATATTCTTTTTTCAATATTATTCTCATTATATACTCAGAATCCTAATGCATTTATACTTCAAATTGCTGTTATAGTAATTGCATACTTACTTCAGTATCCTGAGGCACAATCAGGAATAAGTGAATTTGAATTTTATATATCAGAGGATGATGCATGTGAAATTCCTATTCCTTATATGTCTGATTTACGTGAGGCTTTGGATGATATGAGTGTGTGTTCTGATGATTCAACTAGCACTGTGTTTGATTTATCTGAATTTGAACAATCATTGAGTGCTCTTAATCGATATATGCCTGTTTTAGAAGATAATTGGGCTGAACGCTTTGATGCTGCCGGGTTAGGTGGTACGGTAAGTCTAGCATATATTGATATTACAATGTCAAATATGTATTGTGATTTACATATGGAAGAGTATGCTCCTGCTGTACCATTTGGTATTCCATTTGATTGTTCTATTTTGTGCGAGGTTTTAGATAATCATATGGACAACTATATGGCGACTAGGAATGAACCTAGCGTCGGCCCTTGGGTTATACATGAATTGGTTAGAGGTACAATTCGAGAGTATGTATTATCGAGAAATAGACGGCGAGCTGCATCCTATGCTCCACGTGTGTCATCACCCTTACGTAATGTGCAGAGTGTGCTTGAAGAAATACCCGAGGTAAATGAAGAAAATGAGGAAAACAATGATAGTATCTCTATACCATCAACTGTTGAGCTTGATGATGATGATTTTCCTATAATACCTCTAGCAAGACCTTATGATTTCAGTCTGTAAACAAAATCCGACTTTAGATTTAGTCGTTAAAGAAAATCTTTTTCAACGCAAATATGAAATTCAATATCGAATCTAATTGTGGAACATGTACTGTTCCTTTTTCAAATTGTATTTTGCAAAAAACAGATTTGTCTAATAAAATGCAATGTCGTTTGTGTAGGCGAATCTACTATCGTGGTAGGTGGTACAGATACTCTAAACCTAATGTTGGTAGGCAAGTATTATGTGCCACTTGTATGTGCTGTGAGGCGGAAGCACAAGCTGGACCTAGTACTGGGTTTACTAATGAGAGTCGAATATCTGTTGGTGACGACAATCTCTCATCCATTGGTGCATCAACTCAAGGTCAAGGTGCCTCGGCCTCTAGAGCTGGTTCTGGTGGTGATGGTAATCAACCTGGTACTGAACATGCATTATCAGAATCTACTCATGTTCAACAAGATACTGCAATTGCAGGCTCTATTCTTAATCTAGCACCTAATATATTGCGGAGATATATTCCTATGTTAACAGCTGGTGAGGTTGCGTCTGATGTTTCTTCAGGATTAGAGTACTTTCTATCTCGAAGAATTAAATTGGGTACTGTTAGTTTAGCTAATGCTGCAGAGCTATATGATAAGAGTATCGATTTAACAGATTTTTTCTCTAATGCTGAAGTGGCTGAAAAGCTTAAAGGTTTTGCTTTTATGCGTTATACAGCTGTAGTTGACATTAATGTTATAGCTACTAAAAAGCAATTGTGTGCTTTAGCTTTTGGTTACAGAACTGCTAAGAGGCCACTTTCATCAAATGCTGAGGATAGGAAAGTCAACCTAGATACTTTTCAATATAAGACTTGTATATTTGATATTCAGGGGTCACCAAATGCCAGACTTGTTATACCACATAATGGGCCTATAATTTTCAGTGATGCTGATAATGGTTTTGAGCTTGGTTTGGGTCAGGATCCTTTAATTTATTCTTGGTCTTATTGTGACTTGGTTAATTCTGGTGGTGGTACAGAATCTATTGATATAGATTATTATATGCATTTAACAGATGTTAAACTGTCACATGCAACTGCTCAATCAGGTCCTTCGGAACATACAGGCAAGAAAGCTTCTGAAGTTCTAGGTGACGTAAGTGGCGTTGCAGCTGCTGTAGGTGCTGTTTTTCCTGCAATTAGTTGGGTTGCAGAGCCTGTTTCATGGATTGCTGGTGCTGCTAGTTGGGTTGCTCATTTATTTGGCTTTACTCGACCTTTATCCACGGAACAACCAACACCTATTATGCTTAAAGATCAGAGCTTATCTGCTATTAATGGTACAATGCATGCTGCGACTATGAGGTATGATGATTCTACTATTTTATCAAAAGACTTAGTAGGAGTGGGTATTGATAGTGTTGACCCACTTAGTTATATGTTCTTTAAGTCAAGTTGGACATATGTCACTCATGTTAATTGGACTACTGCAATGGCTACAAATGCAGAAATTGCTACAATAAATGTATCACCATATATTGTGAAAACTGCTGTCGGAACCAATTTATCACAAGTTGGTTTTCTGGCAGCATGTCATGATATATGGCGTGGTAGTATGGAGTATGTTGTTGTAGTATTAGCTGCATTTCAATCTGGTTCTTTAAGAATCTCTCATGATCCACTTGGTACTCCTTCTAATAAGCATAATATCGCCCGACATGAGATTTTGTCTGTGGAAGAAACTACTATGATGCATTTAAATATACCACATATTCAAAATGACATCTGGTTGGAGAGTGTGCCCTATACTGATACTTTTGATAAGACTCAACATAATGGTGTTTTAAAAATATCAGTTGAAGCACCTCTTAAATCAACAGATGGTACATCGGCCGCAAGAGTTATTGTTTTTGCGCGTGGTGGTGATACTTTAATGTTCTCTGAGATTGATGAGAAGAATGTTAATTTATTGACTGCCTACGCCCAGAGTGGTAACATGGATGATGATTTATTCTATGATGATAGGAATGAATCTGGATTTAATGCTATACCATCTGTAACTTTTGGAGCTCCCCATAACCCTGCTACTGTTCAAGACGCAATTACACAATGTCAAGGTGAAGTTTTGTTATCTTTTCGTTCCTACTTGCAAGTTTCACGACTAGTTAATGGGTACGAAATTGATATTGCGGCACAGGGTAGAAAGGATATGTTTATACCTCTTTCGAATATGTTTCCATTACAAGGTGGTAACCATTCTACAGAAACCGTTGAAGGGAATTGGCATAGTTATGCACCTACAGCTGGGCGTTATACAAATAAGACTTACACATCAATAGCTGGTCTTCTATCCACTATGTTTGAAGGTTGGAGGGGATCATTAGTATGGACTATTGATGCTAAACTTAATTCAACTGGTGGTAGGGCTAGATATATGGGTAGATACAAGCCTGATTTAACAGATGATCTTACTGGCCTTTCCACTATTTTCTATCTAGCGGGTGGTGATACAGGTTTTCCATTGCATAGTAATCCGATTGATACTAGGCGTTATGGAGCTAAGACAATTGCAACTTTTTCTGCACCCAGTAATGATCGTACCATTTGTAATGTTGCTGTTCCTGACACTAACACAAAGCTTTATCATCGAATGTGTAGTAGTGATTCCACATTTTATCAAATGAACCGTGATGGGTATTACCCTACGGTTGTTGCTGAACTTTATGGTAAATCACATACTGATACTGTTGATCCACATATGACAGCGGACAAGTATGTACGGGCTGGTGAAGATTTTCATTTTGTGAATTATTGTTGTATTCCAAAATTTAATACTCGTATGGATTTAGCATAGCCCGGGTACACCTTTTTAAGTAATAGTAATGTTTG